TATATGCGGAGACGTTACTCAATGGGACATCAAAAATCGTAGAAAAGATCTTCACATCTTCTCAGAGAAGATTTCCAAAGGAGTTGAAGGATGCGAATCTTTCGAGTTTACACGTGAAGACATTGTGAGAAATCCTATTCTCGTTCACCTAACCGACAACTACGAGAAGTACAAAGAAGAACAGGGTCTAGATAAATAAACCATGAAGAATTTAGATAACTTTCAAAGTTTTGTTGGTGAGAGCTCTTCGAACGAGTTCTCACCTCAAGACATTGTCAATTACATAACAGCTATCACTCCAGACGAGTCAGATGTCCCAGATTTCTTTTTCAAGCAGATCAAATCTTCGGGTAAGCATTTTACACTGAAAAGAGTGAAGATTGAGGATCTATTGAAAGCAGATCCTTCACTGAAAGAGTACGTGGATAGCGGAGAAGAACGTTACGGAGAAAACGGGGAATCTGATTTTGAACCAGATCCTGACGATCTTGACAACCCCATAGTAGTATTCAACGGTGAAGTAGTAGACGGCTATAACCGAGTATCTGTTCACCACCGTATGGGCGAAGAGTACATCGCTGCTTACGTTTCCAACTAAATTTTTGGCAGAACCTGCCTTTGTTAATTTCTATAAAGTAGAAACAAAATTGCGCGCATGAAAGTAGGATTTTTCCTGCACTTTGATTTCACTCTTGAAGGGATGCTCTTCAATGAATTAAGGTGTTACAACACAATATTTAAGCATCCTAACATCGAGAAGATCTACATCTTTGATTACAAAGGCAAGTACGCCAACATGTGCAAAGATTTTGATTTTGAGTACACACGTGTTCTTGTGAACAGTGTAGCTGATGTCGAAAAGTTCACAAAGGTTGACATTCTCTTCACCTGGGACTGGTACCAAGATTTCTTCGCTGGAACTATCAGCCCAAAAGCTGTTGATCTTTACAAGATCATGTCAAAAGTTACTAACGAACAGAATCAGAAAGTTTACTTCAGGATATGTGATTCTAAACATTTCATGAGAGACTACAAACGAATGATTCAGGATCGTGCATCAGATGACGAAGGTGGAAGAAAATTTGCATCAAGAAATGCAGGTCTTTTTCACGCATTAGATGATGTTCCCCGTATGAATTACGAGAATATCTACTTTCTTTGCAACGGTAGCAGAACAGTTGCAGACTGGTCATGGGTTACGCTAACACACTCTATGCCTTTCCTTGAAAAGGATTATGTTCAAGCTCACTCAGTTTACTTATCAGACGATATACTGTTCAGGTATGAAGAGTGTTACGAGCAGATGAAAGATCTTGGAACAGGAGAGAAGATAGACATGTTGTACCACGTAGGAAACTTAAATGCGGGTAAAGTTCGCAAGATAAAGGAGATCTACAAAAAAGGCTGTGAAGTTCCCGTGTACCTGCGTACACCTAAACGCACATTAAATAATGGTCTGAAAGATTTCACTTCAATATACATGGTAGAAGAACCTATCTACCGTGATGAGATGTACAAAGAACTTAACAAGTACTTTGCATACCTCTTTGTAGGAAAAGGAGACGACACTAGCTACTACTTTAACAAGACATTGTACGATGCTAGCATAGGAAGAACTATCTTTCTCATATACGGTAAAGTTGATTCAGAGAACATTTATCATGAACTTTCTGACTACGTTTTCAATAATCCACAAGAACTTAAGGAGAAGTACGAATGGCTGAAAACTATCAATTACGAAGAACACTTAGCTATACAGAGAAATGTTCTTCTGAAAAACCTCTCAGATGAGAATTTGAGAATTTTTGAGACTTCTTCTGAATATATAGACAGTATCGAAAAATAATTTGAAAAAAAGTTACAAAACGTTTTTCCACGTTAAGAACTTTGGTTATTTTTGCAATACAATCATTCAATAACAAACAAAACACAAATTCGCCTTCAAATGCGTAACTTTAACAACATAGAGAACATGAACATCGCCAAAGCCTATAACATGGGCAATGGTAATGGCTATGCGGTGAAAGGATTTGAGTTTATTTGGGATGATAAACCAATACCGAGGTACAGATGATCTAACTATATAGATTCTAAAATGCCTCGGTCACCAAAAAGACCGAGGCATTTTTTATTTGGCTTCGTCTATCCAACAAACATGGTGCGGTAGCTCAGTTGGTAGAGTTCTTTGAAATATGGGGAGGTAGCAAAGTTGGTCAATGCACCGGACTGAAAATCCGGCCATGTGGGTTCGAATCCCACCCTCCCCACAAAATTTGGTAGTGCTATTTGATATATAGTTAAAAAGCACTACCAAATGATAAAATGTGAAATTTGTGGAAAGCAATTTTCCTTGAAGGGAATAGGCACACATATCTGGAGATCTCACGGTGATGGAAAAAAACACGATCCTAATAGAGGTTTCAAAGATGGCACTAGAACTACATGGAATAGAGGTCTTTCTAAAAATGATTCAGATTCTTTGTTGAATGCATCAACTAAATTATCTGAAACATTGAAAATGAAAGTTGAATCTGGAACTTACACACCGATAAAATGGTCAGATGAGTTTAGAGAAAGACATTCATCTCGAATGTCAAAGTCAAATCCAGGCGGAAAATCTAAATGGTTTGAATTTGAAAAGGGGGATGGAGAAAAAGTGAAATTGCAAGGTACTTGGGAAGTTAGATTTGCAAGGATTCTGGAAAAAATGGATCCAGATTGGATAAAACCTTCTTTGTACAGCAATGATCATAGCTTCAAATGGAATGACGGTGTAGAACATACATATACACCAGACTTCTGGTCTCCTAAACTTCAAACATATTTTGAAGTAAAAGGATACTGGTGGGGAAATGATAAAGAGAAAATGAATCTAGTTCAATCTCAGAATAGTAACTTGAAAATAGTTATCATTCAAAAGAAAGATCTAGAATCTTACGAAAAGGTATGGTCTTAGGTTCGACTCCGGCCCGTACCACAAAAAGAAAGAGTTCTTTGACATATTGGCAAATGGTCCCGTCGTCTATCGGTTAGCGAAAGCGAGGACACCGCCCTTTCAAGGCGGAGAGGAGGGTTCGATTCCCTTCGGGACTACATAAATTGTGCGGTGGCCGAGTGGTTAATGGCGCCGGTCTGTAAAACCGGTCCCTTTTGGGTTCGGGGGTTCGAATCCCCCCTGCACAACTAACGAACTGATGCGGTTCAAGGAGTTACTTCAATCTGACTTCCAATCTGATAACAAAAACGCTCCGAGAGGTATTCTCAGTTCAAACTTGGTCTATGGGGCTGCTAGGAGTGGCCGTCTGCCTGTCACGCAGTACAAACAGGTCGGTTCGAATCCGATATAGACCGCCGAGAAATCTGAAGCGGAAAGTTGAGTTACTTCCCTGTCACGGACGGGACCCAGGTTCGAATCCTGGACGGCCTGCAAATTTCAATCATAGGTCGTTGGTGTAGTGGTTAGCATACGTAAAACACTTGACTTGTTATTCTCAGATTCATACGAGTATGGTGCAACGGTAGCATTCCGGTCTCCAAAACCGTCGATGGGGGTTCGAATCCCTCTACTCGTGCAAAACTAAAAAGGGGATATAGCTCAGCGGTAGAGCAACTTACTAAAAGATATATAGTAAAACATAGTCTATTATGAACTGTAAATTTTGCGGAAAAGAGCTGAAAATGAATGGAAAATCTCATCAATCTTTTTGTGAAAAGAATCCTAATCGCAAAAATAGAAAAGGTGATAACAATCCAATGAGTGGTAAAAAGGGATCAAATCAATACGCTAACGGATTGAAAATGGATATCACTACGAAAAAAAAGATTTCAGAAAAACTTATTGGCAAGCAATTGTCTAATGAAGTTAAAGCTAAGATTAGCGAATCTATGCTTAAAGCACATAAAGAAAAAAGAGCTTGGAATATAGGAAAATCTAGATGGAACAATACAGAATCTTACCCAGAATCATTTTTCAGAAAAGTTATTCAAAATGATTTTTTTGATCATGACTATAAACAAGAATACTCAGTTGGAATCTATTCTATAGATTTTGCTTGGGTTGAAAAGAAAAAGGCAATTGAAATCGACGGTGAACAACATGAAAGATTTGAAGAGTATAAAAGAAGAGATGACAAAAAGGATGAATTCTTAAAGTCAGAAGGTTGGGAAATTCTTCGGATAAAATGGAAAGATATGTGCAATGATACCCAAAAATGGATTCAAGTTGCATTCGAATTTATACACATTCCTCGGTAGCTCAGAGGCAGAGCAGGCGCCTGTTAAGCGTCAGGTCGGGATTTCAAAATTCCCCCGAGGAGCAAAGTCTCTCACTCGTAAAGAAAGTGATGGCATAGAGGTTTAGATAAAGGTGACGTCGACCCACCTACCCTAGACAAGAGAGACACGCGGGAGTATCGCATAGCGGCTATTGCAGGTGGCTGTAACCCACCCGCCTCCGGGCATCGAAGGTTCGAGTCCTTCTGCTCCCACCGAGACAGTTTTGTACCACTTCTCTTGATATATAGCAAAAATCTAGCTATATGCCAAGGAAGCAATACACTTACCACTACATTTACAAGACAACTTGTAAAGTCAACGGTAAGTACTACGTAGGAATGCACTCGACCTCAAATCTCGAGGATGGGTACATCGGAAGCGGTAAAAGACTATGGAATTCAATCAAGAAGCATGGTAGAGATAATCACTCTATTGAGATTCTAGAATGGTTTCCAGATAGAAGTTCTTTGAAAAATAGAGAGAAAGAATTAGTGAATGAGTCACTTCTTCAAGATCCAATGTGCATGAATTTGCAATTAGGCGGTGGAGGAGGTTTTTCTAGTGAAGAGCATCAAAAAAAATGTTCATTTGCAGGAAATTTATTCAAGAAGACTTTGCAAGGAAGAGAAAACAGAAGAAAACTAGCTACAGAGCTTTGGAAAAAAGAATCATTTAGAGAAAATGTTTCTGCTTCACTCAAAGGAAATCAAGGCTTCAATGGAAAAACTCATTCGGAAGAAGCTAGAAACAAAATTTCTTTTGCTATGAGTAACAAACAGAAAGGAGAGTTGAATTCTCAATTTGGAACAGTTTGGATAACAAATGGTGAAAAAAACAAAAAGATGAAAAAAACAGAAACACTTCCAGAAGGATGGAGTTTTGGAAGAAATTAACAAATTTAACAGAAGCGGTAGAAAGAGCTACTTCAATTCGCATCATAAGCGAAAGCCCCAGGTTCGATTCCTGGACTCCCTACAAAAACAATTATTCAGGGAGTTGGTGTAGTGGTAACACGTTTAGAAACAAAAACTCTGACTTTTATTCTCTGTTAAAACTGCCTTATAGCTCAATTGCGTAGAGTACCTGACTCTTAATCAGGGGGTTGAGGGTTCGAGTCCCTCCGGGCCAACTACATTGTCACCTAGCTCATTTGGTTTAGAGCGCCACGCTGATACCGTGGAGGTGCCGGGTTCGAATCCCGGGGTGACAACCGAGACAGTTTTGTACCGCTTCTTTTGATATATAGCAAAAATCTAGCTATATGCCAAGGAAGCAACACACTTATCACTACATCTACAAGACAACTTGTAAAGTCAACGATAAGTACTACGTAGGAATGCACTCAACCTCAAATCTTGAGGATGGGTACATTGGAAGCGGTAAAAGATTGTGGAATTCTATTCGAAAACATGGCAGAGAGAATCACTCTATCGAGATTCTAGAATGGTTTCCAGATAGAAGTTCTTTGAAAGATAGAGAAAAACAACTTGTGAATGAATCACTTCTTCAAGATCCAATGTGCATGAATTTGCAACTTGGAGGAGGTGGAGGAATAAGCGGTAAAGATCATGCTAAAGCTTTTTCAATTGGAGGAAATAGAAGCTACATTAACCATCTTAAATCTGATATTGAATTTAGAACAAGATTGTCAAAAATGCATTCTGAACAGGCTAAGCAGTGGTATCTAGAAGGGAGAATTGTACCACCAGATTGGTTTGGAAAAAAACATAAAGAAGAAACTAAACAAAAAATAGGTGCAAAAAATTCTATTAGCCAGCGAGGAGAAAAAAATTCTCAATTTGGGAAGATGTGGATAACCAATGGAATAGAAAACATGAAAATTAAAAAAACAGATTCCATTCCTGATGGGTGGAGAAGAGGAAGAAAAATAGTTCCTTAGCTTAGCGGCGAAAGCGCCTGGCTTACATCCAGGAGATCATGGGTTCGAGTCCCATAGGAACTACTACATCGCGGGATAGAGTAGAGGTCAAACTCACAAGACTTTGATATATAGATTATGATCTACTACACTATCTACAAGACAACAAACAAGATTAACGGTAAATTCTACATTGGCAAGCATCAAACTGTAAATCCCAATGATGACTACTTAGGATCGGGGAATGGAATCAAAAAGGCTATCTTGAAATATGGTCGTGAAAATTTCATCAAAGAAGTTCTTTACGTTTTTGAAACTGAGAATGAAATGAATTTGAAAGAAAAAGAAATTTTGACAGAAGAGTTTATTTCATCGAATTTGAACTATAATGAAGGTATAGGTGGAGAAGGAGGACCGCAGTTCAAAGGAAAGAAACATTCTGAAGAAACAAAGAAGCAGATACGTGAAAAATTAAAAGGGAGAAAACTTTCTACAGAGAGCATAGAAAAGATTAGAATTTCAAATTCGAATAGGATTGTTTCAGAAGAAAGTAGAAAAAAGATGTCTGAAAGAGCAAAGACTCGAGATCAACATTTGCAAACAGAAGAAACAAGATTGAAGATTTCTGAATCTCTTAAGTCTAGAATGACTGATGAGAAAAGAGAAAAAATGAAAGAAGCTGCTCGTAAAAGAGAAGCTAACAAGAGAATACTGCGGGATAGAGCAGCTGGTAGCT